TTGTCAAAAGCTAAAAAATAATAAAATGGCAACAACTGGAATAATTAACGGTACGTTGATGAGGTTATACAAAGATAGCACTGCTATTGGTTATGCTACATCCTGCCAAATGAACATCTCCGCAGCTATGCGTGAAATCTTAACAAAGGATTCAGCAGCTGGAGGATGGAGAGAAGTAAAGAAGGGTCAGTTATCTGGCACACTGTCAACAGAGGCACTGTATGCCGGGCCTGGTGATTCATCTACAAACTACTTGTTTGATGATCTATTTACCGATTTAATTAGTGGTACTGCGCTTACTATTAAGTTTACTACTGACGTACAAGGTGACAATGTGTTTACAATGTCTGCTATCTGTACATCATTAGACCTTAATGCCGCAGTGGAAGAAAATACAAGCTACTCTGCATCCTTTGAGGTGACAGGTGCAATCGTGAAGACAACAAAAGCATAATAAAAATTACCTAACATGAAAACAATAAAAATAGCTAATGCGGACATACCAGTTAAGTTTGGTATGTTCGTGTTAGGTACATTTTTACGGGAGAGGAATCTAAAACTTAGCGACCTCTCCCAACTTGGCGAAGACCTCCTATTTGCTCTTGAACTTGCCTTTGCAGGTGTACAGGCAGGTTACAAGGCAAAGGGAGAGAAGTGCCCATATACCTTAGAAAAGTTTTGCGACTTAGTAGATTTGGATAAGGGAGGAATAAACAGGATAACGGAGCTGATAACAAATGAGATTTCAGTGCCAGAAGATCCAGAAAGAAAAAACGAGATAGCGGAGGAGCAGAATTAACGCTTGATTATATTGAGCGTTTTTGCTTTGGAGTATTAAGATTTTCCCCTCCGCAATACTATGAGATGACACTAAGAGAGGTTATTATAGCCATGCAAGGTTATAATAAACAATTTGAAATAGAGCAGCAATTGGAGTGGGAAAGAGCCAGGTGGCAGACAACACTTTTATTAAATGTTCATACGGCAAAAGGCAAATCAATTAAGCCTAAAGATTTGATTGAATTTCCTTGGGAGACAGATAACGTAAAACCAACTAAAAGAAGTTTGTCAGAAGTTGACAAGTCAATTTTTGAGAAATGGGATAAAGAGTAGATAATGGCATTAGGTAAACTGAATTTAAAACTTGGCATTGATGTAAGTAACCTTGAGAAAGAACTTGGCAAGGTTGAGCGTAGTATGGCAAGGTTTGGCTCACAGATGCAGAACATTGGCAGCACAATGACGCAGTCTATTACTCTGCCATTGCTTGGTGTCGGTGCAGCTTCGTTGAAGGCATTTGCCGACATGGAGAAACTGGAGAATGGATTAATTGCCATTATGGGTACAAGTGAAGGGGCAAAGGAAGAGTTGGATAAGTTGCGTAAAGTTGCTGAGAATCCTGGTCTTGCATTGCCACAAGTTGTACAGGCTTCTGCTTCTTTGCAATCAGTAGGAATGTCTGCCGATGCAGCAAGGGAAACTATAACACAGTTTGGTAATGCGGTAGCAAGATCGGGAGGAGGAGCAGAGCAATTTAGCGGAGTTACATTGGCTCTTAGTCAGATAAGCGCAGTTGGTAAGGTAACGCAAGAAGATCTTAATCAGATAAAAGAAAGGTTGCCAGAGTTTGCGCGTGTGATGAAAGAGGAATTTGGTACAGTGACTGCGGAAGGCATTAGAGCAATAGGTGTAAGTAGTGAAGAATTTATAACGCGTTCTGTATCTGCATTAGCAAAATTGGAAAGAGCGCAAGGTGGTTTAGGGAATACGTTTGATAATCTAAAAGATAATGTAACGGCATCTCTTGCAGAATTTGGCAAGGCTATTAATGAATCATTAAATCTACAAGCCGTTGCAGAAAGTTTAAGCAAATATATACAAGGTTTAGTAGATGGATTTAAAGCTCTTAATCCAGAGACACAAGGATTCATCGTTAAGGCTGCTTTGGTGGCTGCATCCATAGGTCCTATTATATTTATAGTTGGTAAATTAATTAGCACATACGGTGCTTTGGCAGGAGCCTCAAAATTAATAGTACAAGCAATAGGAAATATAAGTAAAGCATTTAGCTATTTAGCTGCCAATCCAATGATTTTGGTAGTTACTGCATCCATTGCTGCTATTGGTGCTATTGCTTTGTATGTTTATGACAACTGGAAAGCATTTAGTGACAATTTTAAAAATATATGGATAAACATTAAAAACTCCGTAATGCAAGGAGTAGCTAATGTTTTAAAAAATATTGACTATTTACAAAAAGCATTAGGATTAAATCTATTTGATTTAAGAGGATTAACGACTTACCAGGAAGAGCAAAGAATAGTAGCCACAGAGTTTAAAACAATAGGTCAAACAGTTGATAGTTTAAAAGGCAAACTTGCTTCATTGTTTACCGTAAGTAAAAATGCTGGTACTATTGTTACACCAACTGAACCTACAACAACAACGACAACAACTACAACAACACCAGGCGGTAATGGCGGTAGTCCAGCTGCATTACAACCAACTACACAAGCTTTAGGTATTACTGCTATGCTTCCAACATTGGATGTATTGCCAACAAAATTAAGTAGCGTAACTGCTGAAGCAGAAAGATTAAAAGAAACAACATTAGCATTAAATGATGCTACTACAAAATTTGTTCCTCCTATTCCTGCTATTGTAGCTTTTAAAACTGAAATAGAATCTTTAGGATTAAAGATGAATGAATTAGGAAATGCATCTATAAATATCAATTCTGCTATATCATCTGGTATCGGAGTTTTAGCAAATGAATTTGAAAAAGGTATAGGTTCATTTAATGATTTTGCTAATGCCGTTGTAAAAGGTGGTTTAAGCATTATAAAGTCATTAATTCAACAAGGTGTAGCAGCTGCAGTTTCAAATACTTTAAAAGGGCCTGCTGGCACATTGGGCCCAGTCGGTGTTGCAGTTGCTGGTGCTGCTGGAGCATTGGCATCGGGATTATTTACAAGTTTAATTTCAAAGATAGGATTACCTAAACTTGCACAAGGTGGTCTTGCCTATGCTCCAACTATGGCAATGGTGGGAGATAACAAAAACGCAAGGGTTGATCCGGAAGTAATTGCTCCTTTGTCAAAGTTAAAAGGGATGTTAGATGGTGGCGGTTCTCCATATATTTTATCGACTCGTGTAAGTGGTTCTGATTTAATAGTAATAATGGAGAAAGCAAGAAATGTAAACACAAGGATAAGATAATGGCATCAAGGTACACATCTACTTTTTATTCAGAAAAAAGCCGCAAATATACCTTGTCAATAAATGACACAGTATTTTCTGGTGCTACAACAGAAGTAGAAATGCTTGATGCTGCAATTACATGGCAGTCTGAGGTTGAAAATGGTTTAGAAAGATATGCTCCTATAATTGCCAGTAATTTTAAGTTTACTATTATTATAAATACAGAAACAATACAAGATTTATTAGATGATTTTTTAGTAGCACCAGAAGGTAGATTTACTATTACTTTAATTGGTCATGACGCAGCAGATAGTCCTAACTTTTATTGGTATGGATTTATATTAGCTGATTTAGTAGAATTTGATGATGTGCCGTTATCAGTTGGATATGCTTACACTATTAATGCAGTGGATGGCATAGGATGGCTAAAAGGAATTGATTATAAGCCAGATGGCTATGATGTTTATCAAGGAGATGATACTATTGTAAATCATGTAAATAATTGTTTACAAAAACTTACATACGTTCAAGAAATATATGGCACAAGTGTAGGTATTTTAGCTACTGCCTTTAATTGGCATGAAGATAGTTGGACTTATTCAACATCTATTGATCCGCTTCTTAGAATGCGTGTAAATCATAAAGTATTTTATACTGTTGACACAAAAGACAATATAACGTACATGAAATGTTACGATGTTTTAAAAAGAATTATGAGTCCATTGGGGATGAGATTTTTCTTTTCAGACAGAAAGTTTTACATGATACAGCCTAATATGTATCTTGATAGTCCAGTATTATTATTTATTTATTATTTATCAAGTACATTACAACAAGCTACAAGTTTTTTACCTACTTTATTAAATGACAATTATAGCGGCTCAAATAAACTATTAAGATTTAGTGGTGGCAGATGGGGATATTATGGACATATAAAAGATTTAGATGTTGAATACGAACATATAGCATCTGTTAATTTATTGTCTGGTAAAATATTTAATAATTTAAACACAGAGTTTTTTACAGCTAATGACCTTGATTATAATAATAATGAGGCAACAATTACTTACACCTCTATAATGAAATATAGAGATAGTCAAGTAGGAAGTAGTACAATCGCTCCGCACATTGTTGAAGGTAGCTTTGTTATTGAGTTAAGACCTATTGTAGTGCCATTGATTGATTTCTTAACTGCCAACCGTTCACCAGAAGTCAATACATGGACACTTGGTTCTGGATGGACTTTCTCGGATGGTGGAGGTGCTGCACTTGGTCATGCAAAAGCAACAAATGCAACAGGAGATTTAGTATATACTAATTTTACTCCTACCAATGGAGCAACCTATTATGTGAGCTTTGGCATTGAAGTTACAAGTGGTACATTAGTTTTAAAAATGGGTGGTGACACTTATAGCATTACTGCAACAGGAGAATACTACGAAAGAATAGTTTGTGTATCAACGCAACAATTAACCTTTGATCCAAGTGGAACATTTAACGGTATAATTAATTACGTTAAAATAAATCATGTAAAATATTGGTTAAAAAGAGATGTTACTTACAATGGCTTTCAGCACACCTTTACTGCTCAAACTTGGGAAACTTCTTTTAACTATTATAAATTTGTAATACCTGGAGGTTCATCAATTTTGCCTGCTGCTGGTGGAACAGTCAGTAATATAATAGTTAATTGGACATCTCCAACAATGCCAGAGAGCGGAGATGTTGGAGTAAGATTTTTAATTAGTCAAGTTAGAACTGAAACAGGAACTGATTTAATAGCATCCTATTTAAAATTCTACGAACTTGGCAATTTATTTATGGAGCATTTAGCAGCTGGAAATTTAGATGGGCAAAATGATGTTAAAGTATTTGGTTCTTTTAATAATGACACATCAAGTATTTCAGTAAAGAAACGTGTATTTTTTGGAGATGGGCCTTCGCTTGGTTCACCTGGTGCAATACGTGTAAAAAACACTGCAAATACATGGCAAGTTACTGATGGTGATGGTTGGAGAGTAGGTAATACAGGTGATGGGAAAAACATTAATCAATTATTAGTTAATGAAATTATAAAAGGTCAGTTGTTTCCGGTTAGAAAAATGGTCGGAATGAATTTCCAAATACTTGATAGAGATAATCCTTGGTTTCCA